GATGGAGCGCGCCCGCACGCAGTTCCCGGCGCGCAGCGCCGAGGGCAAAGTCAAAGCGGTGAACTATCTTCTGCCGCACGTACAGCGGATCCCGAGCCGCATTGTTCGCGACGAGCTCGCCCACGAGATCGCGCAGAAGCTCGAAATCGATTCCGCCGTCCTGCGGCAGGAGCTGCGCCACGCCGCCCGGTCGCGCTCCGCCTCCGCCGTCCAGGCTCCCGCCGAGGCGCAGGTCACCGACGCCGAAAAAGTTCTGATCCGGGCCCTCGCCTCGGCTCGTCAGATCCAGCCAGGGGACGAGCATCTGTCCGCCCGCGACGGCGCCGAAGAAGAATTCGATCCCGCGCGCCAGGCCCATTACGTTCTCGAGAACGAAGGCCTGCACCGCGGGCTGGCAACCGAGTCTCTCGCCGAGTCCCTGCTCAATGCCGGTCCCGATCTTGCCGCTGTTCTGGACGTGGCCGCCTCCGAGGCCGACCGGCGCATGCTGGCCGCCATCCTGCTCAAGGAACACGAAGCTCTCACCGCCGAGATCCTGGACGCCGCCGTCCGCGCCCTGCGCCGCATTCACTTGAAACGGGAGCAGGCGCGGGTGCAGCACACACCAGTCGGGCAGCAGGAGCGGGATCAGGACATGGATCAGGGGGAGGCGCCGGAAGACGTGGACCAGACGTACCGGCGCGGTGGGGGACGACCACGGCAGGGGTTCCGACGACGACGGTGATGGCGTAGGCTTCTCGCGACGGGCATGCAGGTTGGGCACTGGTACGACACGCTGGCGGATGGGTACGACGCGTCGTTCTGGCGGACGTGCGACCGGGCCGAAGATCAGGTCGTGCGGGACTGGTTGGCGCCACACGTTGGGGTCGGTCGGGTACTCGACGTGGGGTGTGGCACGGGGTTGTTGTTGGACGTGCTGCCGGCCATCACGGCGCACCGCTACGTGGGGGTGGACGTGAGCGCGGGGATGGTGCGCGTGGCACGCGCCAAGCATCCGGGGTACCGCTTCGTGGTGGCCGACGCGGCGGTGGTGGCGTGGCCGATGGTGGACTGCGTGGTCGGCTTGTTCGGCGCCGCCAATTACCTCGGGGTGCGTGCGTTCGCGGCGAAGGCGGCGGGCTGCGCGCGGCGGTGTGTGGCCGTGGTGTTGACGCCGACGTACGTGGCGCGGCAGCACTACGTGCCCATCGATCCCACGTTGCGCTTCTGGACACCGGCCGGCGAACGGGAGACACGCGCGGCGTTTGCGGCCGGGTTCGCCCACGTGGATGTGCGCCCGCTCGACTGGCTGGCCGAATACGCCGATGGTCAGGTGGGCGTGCGCACGCTGGCGACGTACTTGAAGGTCGAGTCGCGCGTGCTGGGACTGCTCCGGCGGCAGGACAAGGCGGGCATGTTGTTCGTGACCGCATGGCAGTAAGACGCCGCTTGGGCACCACGGTGTTCGACGCGGCATTGGACCGCTTGATCGCGCAGTACCAGGCCGGGCATCGACTGGTCGTGTCGTTCAGCGGTGGCAAGGATTCGACCGTCGTCTTGAACCTCGCCATCCTCGCTGCGCGCTTGACTGACCGTTTGCCCGTCGAAGTCGTGGTGCAGGATGAAGAAATCGCCTATCCCGGCACCTACGAACACATCGAACGCGTCATGCAGTCCCCCGATGTCGATCTGCATTGGCTCACCATGGGTCAGGCCATCCACAACCTGTTCAATCGGGCCGATCCGTACTGGTGGGTGTTCGATCCGGATGTCGATGCCGCGACCTGGGTGCGGCCCAAGCCGATGTGGGCCGAGGACACGGACGAGCGGGACATCACGCGCATGACCACGGCCGCGCGCTTCCCCGCGCCACACGGCAAGGACACCATGGCCGTTATTGGACTCAGGGTCGCTGAATCACGCGGCCGGCTCTACGGCATCTTCAGTTCCGGCGGGTATCTGACCAAGCCCAACGCGGCGGGCGTGGTCGGCTGTCGGCCGATCTACGACTGGTCCGACGCCGACGTGTGGCGCGCCATTCGCGAAAACGCCTGGCCGTACAACCCGGCCTACGACACGCTGCTCAGGCACGGCGTGTCGCGTGCCCGACTGCGCATCGGCCCACCCACCATGACGCTGGCCGGGGCCGACCATCTCGTCATCGCTGCCAGGGCGTGGCCGCAGTGGTTCGAACGCGTGTGCGTGCGGTGTCCCGGCGTGCGCGCGGCGGCGATGTTCGGCCGCAAGGCCGCGCAGCCCATCCGCTACGCGGGCGAATCCTGGCAGCAGTGCTTCACCCGCACGTGTATCCGCGACGCGCCGGAGTGGATTCGGGTGCGCGCCGTCGAATACAGCAACCTCATGGTGTCCACCCACGCGCACCATTCGACCGCGCCCTTGCCGGAAACCCAGCCGTGCCACCACTGTGAATCGAACCAGGGATCGTGGCGCACTTTGACCCTGGCGCTCTACAACGGCGATCCGTTCAGCTTGAAGTGCCACAGCCTCCCCTACGTCGAACCGTCGCAGTTTCGGCCCCACAAGGGCACGTGGTTCAAGGCCACCGATCAGACCGCTGGGAAGGCCAGAATGGGCAACCTGTGACGAACGCATTCTTGCTGGTGACCACCGGCGACCGCGCCGACCGCGCGTACGCCACCATCACGTCGGTCATCACGCGCTACACCAACACCTGGGCGCTGCGCGTGCTCTATCAGGACTACACCACCACCAACGCCGACCGCATCCAGCACCTGGCGCGCACCGCAGGCGTGGACTACGCCGACGCGCGCGTGCCCAACTTGCTGGGGCCGTTCATCGCGCGGCGGCAGGCCTTGCTGCGCTGGGGCGACGACGCCGACGTGTGGTGCAACCTCGATGACGACATGCGCCTCCTGCCCGACACCAACTACGCGCCGGTCGTGGCCAAGTTGGCTGAAGCCGGGGTCGGCATCGTCGCCTGCAACTGGCTCAGGTCGCTTTCCCCCGCCTTGCGCCAGCGCGCGCGCTACGAAGATCGCTTCGAACGCAAGGCCATCGTGTACACCGGCGGCGGCTACTGCTATGGCCCGCCCGTCGTAGACCTCATCCGCCGTGCCCCACCCGAACCCTGGCTGTTCGACAACGTGCAGTGGTCGCTCCTGAGCTACCTGGCGGGACGCGACAACTACCGCTACCTCGGGTCGCTCGCCCTGCACGCCATCGTCGGCCCCGGTGGACGCCGCCGCTGGACCGAATCCGGCACGGTAGCGACCCGCAAGCCGCCCGACCCGCGCTACGTGCGCGTCGAACCGTCGCCAGGCGGCAAAGGTGGCGACGTGTGGCTGATGCCCGCGTCCGACGCGCTCACGTCCGAAGCGCGCGCCCAGCACCGCGCCGCGCGCGCCGAAGCTGGCTGGACATGACCCCGACGCTGGCTGTCGCCATCATGCACGCGCCCTGGAAGCACGAACGCCGCGCGTGGGTGGCGGATACCCAGCGTCGCTTGCAGCCGCACCCGGTGCACGTCGTGGCCGACACGCGTCACGCGGGCTGCTGGCCGACCGCGCGCAACGCCTGGCTGTACCTGGCGACGACCGGCGCGACGCACGCGCTCCTGTTGCAAGACGACGTGCGTCCGGTGGACGACTTCTTTGTGCGCGTGGCGCCCGCGCTGGAAGCCGTGCCCAATCGGGCGCTGTCGATCTTCACCGACAACAAGTTCGCGCCTGAAGCCGTGGCGCAGGGATCAGCGTGGTACGCCGCGCAAGCCGGCGTCACCGCCCAGGCGCTCATCTTGCCGCGCGCGTGGATCACGCCCTGGCTGCGCTGGTGTGCGGACGCGATACGTCCGGAATACCCGCACGACGATGGCCGCTTGCGGCTGTTCATCGCCGCCCACCACGGGCATATCTGGGTGTGTAGTCGCGGCCTGGCCAGCCACGCGGGCGCGCACGGCAGTCTGCTGAACCATCGCTTCACGCACCCCGGCTATATCGCCCCGCCGGACGTGGATTGGACGCAGGGCGCGACCGACCCACCCAAAGGTGGTCAGCGCTTCGGCACACCCGGCGAAAGCTGGCGGGAAGCACGGTGTCGTCCCGTCCGGCTAGCGGATGCTGATTCGGGCTGGCGCCCGGCCGACGTGACCCCTGGCGCAGCTTGGTAGGGGGTCCGTCCGGCTGGCATAGAATGCTTAGCGGCGCGGTCTAACTTCGCGTTCAGCCCGGTCGATCAGGTCGCGGTTGACGAGTCCATCGCCGCCCATGTCCCAATACGTCCACCCGTCTGCAAGCGTGAGGTAGAAGTAGACGTGCGGGCGTCCCTGGTAGCGTCCCCGCCAGACGCACGCATCGGTCGAATGGCAGAGGGCGATGACTTCATCGATCAGGGCCTGCTGACCGTCCTTGGCCAACAAGTAGCTGTGCGTACCTACGTGCGACCCATCGTCGCGGTTGTAGCCGGGGCTGTGGTGCCACGGCGCGGCGGCTAGACGTGCAACCAGATCAGCGTGTGTGTGTTGGTCGGTCACCAGTCAAGCCTAGCGGCTACTGGCCGGCCGTGACATTACAATCGCGGCGTGCCACGAGCCAGAGGCCAGGCGGCTGTTGAGCAGAAGGCGCGCGCGCTGGAACGGCTGCACGTCGAATACGTGCCCGTGCGCGACCTGTCGCCCAACACCTACAACCCCAACGTCCAGTCCGACCACGACTTCGAACTGCTGTGCCGCAGCATTCTGGAGGACGGCTTTACCCAGCCTATTGTCGCCGCGCGGGTGACCAGCGAGTTCAAGAAGGACCAGGCGTTCAAGGTATTCAAGCTGGGCGATCAGGTCATCACTGACGGCGAACACCGCTGGACGGCGTTGATCTGCACCGAACACGCCAAGCGCAGTCTGCAAACGCCGCTGGCCATCAAGGCCGACACGTGGCGCGAAATGCGCGAACACCGGCTCGAATGGATGGCCGAAGTCGGGGACACCGAAATCCCGGTCGTGTTCACGCCCATGACGCCTGCCCAGATGCGCGTCGCCACGCTGCGCCACAACCGTGCCAGGGGATCAGAGGACTTCGATCTGACGGCCGCGTTGCTGCGCGACTTGGAATCACTGGGTGCGCTGGACTGGGCGCAGGACGCGCTGCTCATGGATGACGTGGAAATCCAGGCATTGCTGGAAAACGTGCCCGCCCCGGAAGCGCTGGCAGGCACTGAATACGGCGAAGCCTGGGAACCTGGCGAACGCGAAGACGAAGGCACGATGACCCAGGCCGCCGTCGAAGAAATGCGCCAGGCGGAACGCAAAGCGGCCGAAGCCAGGACCGAAGAAGAACGCATCGCCGCGCATCGCGACGCGGATATCTTCCGACTGTCACTGATCTTCACCGGCGACGAAGCGCGCGTCGTCAAAGCCGTGCTGGGCGAACGGCCTGCCGAACGCGTCCTTGACCTCTGCCGTCAAGCGGCTACAGTGCCTGCATGACGCTCGAACCGGACGATTTCGGCGTCGATCCCGTCGAACGAGATGATGTCGAGTCGTTCGATCCGCCGCCCAACGGTCGCAATGGGCACGACCCCAGCACATACGGCCGCGACCGACAGGAACCGCCCGACTACAGCGACTTGCAGCCGCCGCCGGAGATGCTGGTGCAGTCGGCACCCGGTCTGCCAGCCGAAACGCGCAAGAAGGTCACCGACGCACTGCGCCTGGGACTCACCGAACGCCTGGCGGCGCAGTACGCCGGGTTGACGTACGAACGCTACTTGAAATGGCGCAGACAGGATCAGGTCTTCGCGGAAGCCGTCAAGAACGCCGAAGCCATGGGCGCCTTTGCCTGGATGGCGCGTATCGAACAGGCAGCGGTCGGCGGCGACTGGCGTGCGGCTGCCTGGAAGCTCTCGCATCGCTTCCCAGCCGAATACGGGCGTCAGGTCTTGGAACACGGCGGTGAAGGCGGCGGCGCTATCCCCGTGCGGTTCGTGACCGTCGAAGTGCCCAATGGATCGACCGTCGATGTCAGCGAAGGCCCGGATATGCCGCCATTGCCGGAGCCAGATATCTACGAAGATGAGCAGGATGGAACCAACGGACTTTCAGATGGGTGACGAACCGATTGACGTGGAACGCAACCCGGAAGGCGCCAGCATGGCGGTCACGCTGCATTTCGATCCCACCGAAGCTTTCTCCGTGCTGGCCAGGGCCGACTTCTACAAGGAACCGGTGACCGACTACATCAAGAAACTGGTGATGGCCGACGCGACCAGCGTGGCGGTGCAAGTCAGCACGCGATGACCGTCTGGACCGAACCCGAAGAAGGCTACGTTACGGACGACTATGAGTCCGAAGCGGAAGCCCTCGAACGGATTCGGACCGCAGGCCGCTACGTCGCACCACCCACGCCTGCCGGCCACAAACCGATCTGGACCTTCGACCGGCAGGAAGGTCAGCTAACCCTCAGCTTCCATGAAGGCCAGGCGCGCACCTGGGCAGCCAAGCGTCGCTTCATCGCCATGATCGCGGGGACTCAGGGCGGGAAGACGACGTTTGGCCCGCTCTGGCTGTGGCGCGAAATCAAGGACAAGGGCGCGGGCGACTACATGGTCGTCACGCCGACCGGCCCACTGGCCAAGCTCAAGGCCGTGCCGGAGTTCATGCGCTTCTTTGGCGAAGCGCTGCAATTGGGCGAATACCACAAGGGCGACCGGGTGTTCGAAATCCCGCCCGCCAAGGGGATGCAGCTTTACGGCGCCTACGAAGCGTCGCGCATCATCTTCGGGTCAGCCGTCGCCCCAGAATCCCTGGAATCGGCTACGGCCAAGGGCGCCTGGCTGGATGAAGTCGGGCAGCAGCAGTTCCGCCTGGAGTCCTGGGATGCCGTCAACCGTCGTGTGTCGCTGTACCAGGGCCGCGTGCTGATGACGACCACGCCGTACAACCTGGGCTGGCTCAAGACCAATGTCTACGACCCGTGGGTCGAAGGCGAACCGGACGTGACGGTCATCCAGTTCGCGTCCACGCTGAACCCGGTCTTCCCGCGTAAGGAAATGGCGCGCGTCGCCCGCAACATGCCGGCCTGGAAGGTGGCGCTGTTCTACAAGGGCCAGTTCATCAAGCCCGACACGCTCATCTACCAGTGCTTCGAAGATCGCGACGAACGGCTGGGCGGGCATCTGTGCGACGACTTCCTGCCGCCCGCGTCATGGCCGCGCTTCGTTGGCGTGGACTTCGGTGGTGCCAACACCGCGCTGGTGTGGTGCGCTTACAACCCGGAACGCGACCAGTACGTCATGTATGACGAATCCCTGGAGGGCGGCGTAGCTGCCAAGGACCACGCCGCCCGCGCTTTGCACAAAGCGAAGGAACAAAGCGCAACGGTGTTGTACTGGATTGGCGGCGCGAAGTCTGAAGACCAACAGCGGCTGGATTGGGCGGTCGGGGGCGTGCCGGTCGAACCACCCATGGTCTTCGATCTGGAACCCGGCATCGACCGGGGCATCGCGCTCATCAAGATGGACAAGCTGCGCGTGCAGAAACATCTCCGAGGGATTCGGTCGGAATTCGGCACCTACAGCCGCGATCAGGACGAACGCGGCAATGCGCTGGAAACGATCTTCCACAAAGCGCGCTTCCACCGGCTCGACGCCTATCGCTACCTGGCAACGAAGCTAGTCGAACCGACCGTACTCGCCCCGCCAGTCCTGATCGTGGGCGGCGTTAGCAGTCAATGGACAAGAGGACGTGTTGCATGAGCGCTGGTTCGTATATCGATGATCGGTTGTGGTGCGCGATTGTCCCCGATCTGGTGCTGAACCCGGATGCCGCAATTTACAAGTTCTGGCGCGAACTCAGGAATGATCCGGCCACGATGAATCCCGGACTGCCTGTCACCCCTGAAATCGAAACGGAAGTGGGCGTGCAGCAGGGATTCTCCGGGGGGATCGTCATCGGCTGGAACGAAACGGACGGGGCCTACATCGCCAATGGTTAGCCCAGCCATCTTCATGCCGCCGGGGCTGGAAAAGCAGCCGGAGGTTGAACAGCCGACCCCGATCACGCCGGGGCCAACGGGCTGGTGGGCATATTTCCAGACCCAGCGCGACCTCTACATGGCGCCCCAAATCTACGACTGGACGTGCAGCATCGCCAGCACGACCTGGGTGTTGCAGGCGACCGGACTGGACCCAAATGCCTCACGCGAACGCATCGCGTACCAGATTGGTTACCCACAGTGCGTCAATGAGGCGTACGGGCTGATGGATACCAACTGCGTCGAGCGCGTGTTCAAGTCGTATCTGGTTGGGGCGACCACGTTGTGGCCGAGTTTCGATCAGATGTTCGAACTGGCGCAGCAAACGACGGGCATCTTGAATTCGACGCGTTGGTATCACTTCGTCGCCGTGCGTGGTGTGAGCGGCAGCAATATCTGGGTGGCGAATTCAGCGCAGGGCTACAAGGGCATCTACGAACTGGTGAGTCGCGGTCAATGGGACGCCTGGGCGGGGTCGTGGAAGACCGTCCTGCTCGAACACTAGTGGCGGGGTTGTAGCGTGTACAGAGCCATCCAGATCAATAGCCCGGCGACCACGGCGCCCCACACGACGATGCCGAGGACGATGATGATGCAGCCCAGGATGGCAGTCATGGCTACTTGCCCTGGACGCATGGTCGGTTACCTGGCAGGATAAGGCAGCAGTCAATGGGCTTCTGGCGTGACGTGGGGTCCATCCTCGGCCTACCCGAGCCGGCCCCAGATGACTACCAGGCGGTCGCAGACCACTTGCAACAGCGTCTGCGTGAGGAAATACGCGCCGACGTGCCTGGCGTGATGGTGCAATCCCCGCCGCTGCCACCCAGCGGTCCCTACGGCCCGGTCAGCGGCCCTTACGGCATGATGCCGACCGACCTCGTGCTGCAACAGATGCTGGACCCGCGCGCACTGGCCGGCGGTCGGTTGACGTGGGATGACCAGTACATGATGTTCGGCGCGGGCACGAACATCATCCTGCCGCCGCCTGACGCGCGCGCCGACTGGCGCTTGCTGAACGCCGACGAACTCATGTTGCGGCGGCTGCCCACCGATCAGGTCATCACGCTTCTGGCCGACGCCAGCCCAGACGTGTCGCGTGCGCTGTGGGATTTCCTGCGGCTGTGCAACCCCGGCTGGCAGTGCAAGGCGTTCTATCCTGGCAGTGATCGGCCCATGCCCCAGGCGCAGAAGCTACTGGACGACTTCTGGGCGCAGATCAAGAACCGCCACGGCTCCACAGAAGTCGTGATCAATCGGTTGTTCTTTGGGGCTTACCTGCGCGGCGCGCTGTTCGCTGAACTGATACTGGACGAAGACGGCCGGTCGCCGCTGGACATCGCCACGCCTGACCCGTGGACGGTGCGCTTCGAACGCTGGGTTGATCCAGTGATCGGCCAGGTATGGGTGCCCGGCCAGTACCAGGGCGCCGTGTTCGTGCCTTTGCTGCGGCCGACGATTCGCTACGTGCCCATCGACCCTGCGCCCGGCCAGCCGTATGGCCGCTCACCTGTCGTGCCCGCCATCTTCGCCAGCCTGTTCCTGCTGGGGCTGCTGCACGACCTCCGACGTGTGGTGGCCCAGCAGGGTTACCCGCGCCTGGACATTTCGATCATGCTCGACCAGTTGCGCGCGGCTATGCCGCCCACGATTGCGGCTGATCCCGCGCAGTGGAAAGCGTGGGTCGAAAACACGGTCGATGAAGTGAAGTCGGCGTACGCCAACCTGAAGCCCGACGACGCGTTCATCCACACCAGCGTGGTCGAAATCAATCGGCCGGTCGGCGCGGCGGGCGAAGGCAGCCTGGCTGGCATCGACGCGTTCATTGGCACGCTCGAACGCATGACCGCGCGCGCACTGAAGACCATGCCGTTGCTGATGGGCGCCAGCAACTCCGGGCAGATGGGCGACGCCAACCGACAGTGGGAAATTGAAGCCGCAGGCATCAAGGCGACCCAGCATCTGTGCGAAGACTTGCTGGAACAGTTGCTCACCGTGGGCGTCGTGGAAAGCCAGGGCGTCGCGGCCGACGTGCAACTGCGCTTCGCAGAACTGCGCGCGGCCGAAATGTTCCGCGACGAACAGACGCTCAGCCTGAAGCTGGACAATGCCTTCAAGATGTGGGCGTACGGCTACACCAGCGAAGACGAAGCGGCCAATCACGCCGTCGATCACCAGGCAGCCGAAGACGCGCCGATAGCCATGCCGTTGAATGGCCTGCCCTACGACCTGACCGTCGATATCGGCAAGCAGGCGTCCAAACCCCCGCCAACGGCAGGCGGGCCGAATGTGCAGGGCCGACCGCAGCGGCCTGGTCCAGGCGCTCCGGACAACAAGGACACGGCCGATTCGCAGGACAAGGGCGACAACACGCCTGCCGACGAACGTGGCGGCTGGCTGCGGCTGTCCTGGCCACGCTGGGGTCGCCCGAACCCGGTCGAGCGGCAGACGCAGCCGATGGATGTCGCGGGCGTGCCGATGGGCACCGTACCCGGCACCGTTGCGTACGACAGTCGCGATCAGCGCGACGTGCTGCGCGTGTGGGACGACAGCATGCCTGCCTACGCCGGGCTGCTGGACGCACGCCTGGAAGGACACAGCCCGGAGCCGGTGCCGCTGGAACCGGCGGCCGAAACCGAACAGCCCGCGCCCATGCGCAGCACGGCTGAGGTTCTGCTGGACATCGCCCAGCAGATGCGCGAGCTTGTGGTCGAAGTCAAGTCGGGAACGCTAGCGCCTCCCTCTGCGCCACCGGCTGCTCCGGCCACAGCCCGCGTCACGCATAAACGGGTGGAACGCGACGAAGAAGGGCGGATCACCGGCGTGATCGAGGTCGAAGAAGATGCTGAGATATAGCACGCCCACGACCGACGCCCAGACCGACACCGTGTGCAGCTTGCTCAACGATGGCTTCCTGCAAATCTACGACGGCAGCATGCCTGACGACGGCGACCAGCCAGCGGTCGGCGCGTTGCTGGTCGAGCTTCGGTTTGGCAACCCGGCGTTCGGGGCCAGTCAGGATGGCGTTGCCTGGGCGACGGCGATCCAGCCTGCGATGGCGACCAACACAGGGACAGCGGCCTGGATGCGTGCCCTGGCAGGCGACCATCTGACGACTGTCTTCGACGGTGACGTAGCTACGTCCGGGGCGATGCTGAATCTGGATCGGACGCTCATTCAGCAAGGCGCCAACGTGTTCATCAACGACTTCGCGTACACCAGCCCGAAAGTGTAAGGAGGTACCCGGCTATCCCCGCCACCATGCAAGCCCAATACTTCGGCGCCTCAGCGTCCCTGCCAGCCGGGGCCAACGCCGAAACGGGCATCACCTTCAATCGTGCCGATTCGCAATCGGGAACCACGCCTGTCCCGATTCCGGTCAGTGCTGGCGTCAATTTCACGTATCTCAAAGCGCTGGCCCTGGCGGTCACCGCGACCAGCAACACGAAGATCAACAATCGCACCGTGCGCTTGTCGGCAGGGCTGGCATCGGGGCTAGGGATGCACTGGAAGACGGTCACCCAGGCCAATTGGGGCGCGTCGCTTGATCAGTCCACGGCGACGAAATCGCCTGCGGATACCACGGGCACCAACAACGCCAACACCGCGCCTGGCGGCTACAGCGTGACGACGACCAGCCCGATTCAGTTCGACAATCAGGACCAG